GCCTGTGTGGCAAAACCACTGCCCTGAACATCTGATGTAATTATTGGTTTAGATGAGCCGCCGTAGATAATATTAGTGGCTCCATAATCGATACCCCGGCCATTATAAATTGTAGGCGCACCAGCGGATGTCTGGCTGTAGGTTGTCGGGACCGAAACATCAGGATCACCCCAATCATAGGTGACTGACAGCAACATTTCGATTGGGCCTTCCGCACGAATAAAGGTATTAATTTTACGCATTACTTTGCGCTGTTCAGTCTCACCGAAATCTAGATAGGGTGTAGAATAAACCGCTACAATGTCTTCAGAATTAAAAGAAGTTCCTGTCTCCTGCTGATAGACATTCCCATCATAATCACCGTGCAGGATTACTTCTGTAGTCCCGATATAATCACTGGTGCAGCATGAGGTTCTAATACCCAGAGTTTCCCCAAACTCCCATTGCATAGCCCCGCTTGTTTGGGTTAGTGCGCCAATAATTCCGATTGCATCAGATGCTGCAGCGGCGTCACCATCATCTCCGACAAAATACCGGAATTGGCTTTTTGATCTTACTACAACCCCGTCTAGATTAGACATATCAAAGTTGTCGATAATACCCGTGACTTTACTCTGTATCGACGTGGATAATGGGCTTAATTCTACATCTCCGATTCTGGATGTTCCAGCAACCGGGCGCACTCCTGATGGGCTTAAAAATACTAAATCCCCACCAATCTCTAAAACACTATCGGCAGCAACGCAGCCCACATTGGTGGTGACATTTTCTAAAGCAAAAGCCCCGGAAGAATTAACTGTGATCTTCTTGATAGTGTTCGATCCAAACACAAACAGATTATCCCTAAAGGGCTTAATCTGAACGACATCAACTCCAGCCGCTATTTGCCCCGCCCCGGCAGCACTAGTCCAAGTATAGCCGTCCAAAGGCTTAGAATGAGCAATAGCTGCGCCTGTGGCGGCATGGCCTGATAGAAATACATGGTTCTCAAATACATCTACTAATGCAGGAGCGTTTAATGCTTGGTTACCCCCCGCCGTGTTATTATCTGCATGGTAGCCACCAGAGTGAGATGACTTTATTTCTTTCCAATTCGTTCCGTTAAAGGCAATTGCTGGATTAACACCATCAACAAAAATAATCGTATTGCCGCTGCCAAAATTAAACTGAACATGACGCAACTTTTTGACGGTCAGCGAATTAGCAGTCATGGGGCGGGTGACGCTATGGTCTAAAGTAAATTTTCGCCAGCCTACGTTTGCTGTCCAATAGTAAAAGCTATAGTTAGTAGCCCCAGCGTCCTGTCTGGCAGCTATAATAGTACTGCCCCCGGACACGTCATTTTTGAATATTGCTATGCCAAGAACTTCACCCTGACCTGTGGTGGAGCCAGCTACTGTAACCGTACCATACGCACTGTCGTATTTAGCAAAACCTGACAAACGCCGGTATCCACCAAAGGTTCCTGATGGTTCATAGTTAATTAAACGAGTGGCAGAACCGGGATTATTATCTGATAAATTTAAATGGTTCTCGTTGGAGTTTAGTCCACCGCTACTGACCACTTTAAAAGATTGTATCTGATCAACCATCAGAATTTAATCCGGGTGTCAGTTATGGAAGCGTAGTTATTTATGTATAAGGTTTGTAGGTTTTTAAGACCTTCTTTGAAACTCAGGAAAGCAGCCTGTGCGCTTTCGATATTATCCTTGAACATGTACATATGATACAATGCACCACTTACTAGAACGCTATCAAAGGCATCTGGGATGCGGGTTGTATCACTTGCGTTAGTGATATCTGTATAATTTAAATACAGCTTATAAACCACCGAGTAGGCTGCATTGGGCGATTGGCTCACACCAAACCCAGAGCCATGCGATGGGAAGACAAAGTCAGGGATGCCTCTACCGGCAGAACCCGCTGTGGAGTCATTATCCCGGTGGTTTCTGTACCATTCATCCCGCTCAATAAACTTCAGTATTTTAAAACTGGAGCCGAGAGTACTATTCTCTTGTATCTGGAAGGAGTTCCAATCCACTGTTTTTAACGTGGTAGGCCATGCATATTCAGAAGTACCGGCGGTAAGAACCTGCGTTGTGCTACTGGCATTAAAAGGCCATTCAAAACTTTCTTGATTAATCTGTGCGACAGTTGCTTTCACGGCATCTTTTGCAAGAGCCTGTACACCGGACACAGTTGCAAAATCAGCCTCTGCAATCTCAACTTCATTCAAGCGCCGTAGCGTCTGATTGCACAAATTTAAGAAAGTTGAGGCCATGATTTTACCTTATTCAAAGGGTGCAGGGGCCGACATAAGCCAGCCCCTGATTTTATTTATGCAAGAAGATCACGATCAACTTCGTTGGCGTCATAAGAGCCAGGATTGTCGATGTTCATCAGCACTGCCCATACCCGCATTTTACCGCCGGTTGGTGCTGTCGAAGCAGCTTGCAGTTCCAAATCCAAAGTAGTGGTGGTTGAACCCACAACGTTTGGATAGACGCCGGGGATCATGGTGGCATAAGAGCCAACCGCCATCGCATCGGTGTCCATTGCAGCGACAAATTCATCAACGTCAGCAGCAATACCGCCTGTAGAGGCTGCAGTGATACCAAGGTTAAAAGTTGTGTCGTTAGACTCGCCGGTCAACAGGGCTTCGACTTCGAAACCTGCAGCCATGATTAGCGTGTCTTTTGGTAAAGTGAAGATTTTCAGAATATCGTTAGCAGCAAGTGCTGCAGCGTTAATCGTATTCTCCACCGCAATATCAATTGTATTGCTGATGAGATAGCAGCCGGGGGCCGAAGGCCGGTGGACTGCCTGAAGTGAACTAGCGTAAGTAGCCATTTATTTGCCCTCCTTTAGGCTGCGTTGTATTTGGCAGTGACGATACTTTCGGGACGGAGAATTTTTCTTCCGTATAGGTGCATACCTCTAACGATATCTGCAAAGCTGTCTGGATCACGGTATTGCTCCGTTTTGTTGATCTGTTCAGCAGTAGCAAAAGCACTGTTATGACCAGCTACGATCACTCCGAAATTAGTCAATTGGTTTGCTGTTCCGGTTGTGCCGGGGCCAGTTCCTACACTTGGAAGATTCGAGGAACTGTAGACACGCATACCGTGGAAATTATTTAGAACCAGCCCATTACGCAGACCACCGGATTCACCGAAGTCATTGTTAAATAGACGTGAATCCTCATCACGTAGAATTTCCATAAACACTGGGTCCACTACGATCCATCTATTTTGCGTATCAACCTGCTGTTGATCCAATAGACGGGCCATACGTGCTACAACCATTGCCGGTGAGGCAGTTGCTGTAGGCAGTGCAGTTGCGCCGGGTAGACGTGCTGCCAGAGGAATTGAGTGATCACCGGCAGATGACGTTGTGATATTGCCGAATGAATCTTTACGCAGCTTCATGCTGGCAAGCAATTCATCTGTACCTGCAGATGTTACTGCAACAGTACCGTTTACTTGATCGTTTACGGCATCTGCTGAAGTATGAACTGCAGACTGTTTATAGCCAGCTACATAACCAAGAACTTCTTGATCATACTGATCCGCAAGGCGATAAGCCGCACGGTCTGTAGCCAATTGCATGAAGTTTACGTGGCTGTGGCTTTCCTCAACATCGTCCATCTTAAATGCAAAGTAGTTGGCTTTGTCGATGGTCAATGAGAAGTCTTCATCATCAAGGTCTTGTGCTGCAACCGTAGTGCCACGGGCATATTCTTTAACCGTGATTTCTGGCTCTTTGATGATTTTAACGGTGCTACCTTGAGTCAGTTCACCGAAATAATCCGAGTTGCTGATGTCTGAAGCTACGGTAGATTTACGAAAGGCGGTTTGGACTTTTTTCGAGTAAATAATACTGGAAAAATTACCATTGGGTAAGTTGCCATACCCATCTGCTGTTTGAAATGCCATTTGATGTACTCCTTGTGAAATGGCAGGGCGAAGGCCCAAACAAATCGGAAGAGGACAATACAGTGGCAGTACTAACTGAGAGTTGTGTAATATAAAGGATTACAGGTCACAGATGTACTGGTGGACTTTACGTCTTATTCTTCTGAATAAACAAACGCAGAGGTAGGCTAATTGCGGCCCTGCTTTGCTGGTAGAGAACTAGGTTCTCAGAAGATAAGTCTGAAACAGACGTATCATTAAAGAACTGTTATGAAGACATTTTTCAACATCTTCATAACATTTATTATAACACTTAACTAATGGCTTTGCAAGTTACCTTGCTCCACCAGTAATATCATAAGTGAAATTTCCAGACCTCATAGCTTCCATGATAGCTTCTTCATTCTTTTCGAAGTCACGGGAAGACATAGCTTCAATCTGGCTTTCGCTAAATGTAGCATTGCGCCCGGTGGGGGCTGCTGAACGAGAAGTCTTACCTACAGCTTGTGCTGCTGACTTCTTATTCGGGGATTTGCGCTTACCGGTATCTGCTTTGTACAGATCAATGGCACGACTAGCAGCCCGTGCATCCGTGTTGTTTTTATACAACGCATCTTGAATGCTCTGAGGCTGTTCACCCACCCATTCATGGAAGCCGGGGTCTTGCCTAATCGTATGAAAGTCAGGATGCGTTTTAACTAGCTGCTGTTCAGCTTCCTGTTTGGTCAGCTTTGTTTCTAGCTGTCGCAATCCCTCCATCCGCTTCTCGCCTTCAGCCAACGCCTCTCCAGCACGTTTCTGAGCAATCGTATCAACGATCTTTGCAACATCAGGATATTTTCGGGACCAGGCATCGATCTCCTCATCCGTTTTAGGAAACTTGATTTGTCCTTTGGCAGCGGAATCTAGCTGAGTTTTAACCTCTGCTAGTTGTTGATCCTTTTGCTGCATAAGCTGTTGCGAATGGCGTCTTAGATCACCGTACCGCTTTTTAAATGATGCCTCTTCAGCATCTGTTGGTTCAGGACCAGACTGCTGTTGATTCATTTCTTCTGCATAAGTCAGAGTATCCTCTGGCTCTTCTTGCCGTTTATATTTTGCCATTGATTTTACCGTATGGGGGCCGCAATGCGGGTTGCCCGTTAGATTCACATGATAAAGCTAAACTTTGGTTTCTTCATCACGCCGAACATCTGAGAGGATTTTCCGTAGTCGTTTAGTTTATAGTCTTCCGTTTCATCCATCTCAGGTTCTTGGATGACGGTCTTCACTCCTGCCATTTCAATCTCATTGCCTTCGGGTGTTTCAATCGTGTCTTTTTTTTCTTGTTCTGAATCACCCGCATCCGAAACTTTGGCGTCCTCAACGCCTGTGCTATCGGATTCCTCTTCCGTTTCACTTTCGTGACCCCAACCTTGGTTTTTTAAATCCAAATGATCGTCATAGGATTTAGTCATTCTACCTTCTCCCGTTTCCGGGTCGTACATCATGTGATGTTCGTACTCTTCATCTGCGCTGGCATTGTCTACTTCCTGAATAAGACCTTGTTCCTGCATCATCATGAGGCCCATTTCGGCTTCATCCTGCAGTGCCATGATGTGCTTCAGTCCGTGCCATTTCACGACATTGGCGGGTAAAACGTATTCGTTCTCACTAATCATGGCGCTGATATCGTCAGCGACTTCTGATTCAGTTGAACCGATTGGCATAGGATCGCTCATCATGCCGCAATCATAGTCACCCATCATTGCCATGCCGCCATGACCCATACGGACTTTCTCATCCTGTTCAGGATCATCAACCATTGCGTCTTGAACAGCTTTGCCAACTGTCTCTTCGTATTTACTCAGCTTACCGTCTTTATTTCTGTCAGCTTTTTTACGATCTAATTGTGTAGTCTTTTCTGCCATTTCTAAACCTTCCGGGGTTGTTATGCCTTTACGAGCAACGGCTAAACCGCCGAGAGCAAACTCAACTTTGTCTGGGTCTGTAGGGACGCTTCCAGTAGGACCAGTTAAGACGGGGTAATTAAGTGCTTTTACGGCATCTAAATATGCCGTGCTTTCAGTTCCATCCGATTGCTTAGTTCGTAATATGGCAATGAAATAATCACCGTCTTTTTCTATGTAATTAAGTTTAAAACCTAATCTCTCTTCCATGCTTTTATTTAAAGAAGAATCAAGTCTAGTTTTAGTTAAGCTCAGACCTTCTATGGTAAAAGGCAGGGGGTCACCTTTTATGTTTTTACCCTGTACTACCGCTCCAATTTCATACCCATCATAAATTCCAGAATCTTTTAGCGTCCTTATAAATTCGGACATTTCAGTTGATTTTCTTTTTATATCTGACATAAACCCAGTGCGAAAATCAGTTAATTTCTTCTGTTCTTTTTTATCAGTAAATGAAATTATATTGGGTTTATCAGGACTGTTTGCGGGGGGAGTATCTGCGCCTTTAGCAAACATATTGCCGCCAAACATGCCCACGGTATTGGGGTCATATTCAGGCATTTTATCTGCTACGCTTTTTGCGCCATTCATAATCGCCTTACCAGCGGCATCACCTAATCCCGGTACAAGGCCCACAAGTGCCGCTGCTGTTCCTGCCCCAGCTAGAAGGCCAATGTAAGCATAGTCAGGGTTTTCTTTTTCTAACTCATTGGATATCTCAACGGCAGTCTCATAACCGCCTTTTAAATCCCCAATAATTGGTGTGAAATCCAATGCCAGACTGCCCAGTTGGGCAGCGGTGGGTGGTTCCTGACTAATACCGGCAGCTTCTGCTTCGGCTATCTCTTTATCCAATAATGCAGCATTGTCGTATGCTGCTGTGCCAGACATTAATCCC